ACTTAGACTGATCTGTGTACCATAGTATCAGATTTGCTGTTAAGAGAGCCGCAGCAATAGATTCTGGGGTATCCTCAGTCTTCCCATCTAGGTATCTATCTGCACCATACGCCCATCTCGCCGACGCCATAATATACAAAAGGGGTAGAGGTTCAAGGGGTGTCCCCGAACATAATGCTAATACAGACATGATTGTACCGACTCCTAGCCCGGTTGTCATCTGTGTATTATAATTACTTGTCACCATAAATTTCAAGAATATCCCGCACGATAGGACTTCTCTCGATATCACTGAATTCAAATTTAATGTACTCAATTCTTTTGGTGCGTTTACCATCTAATTTTGAACATATATCTATGAGACCATTATCTTCATATTTACGATCATGTTGTTTGGGATCACCTGTTATGACCATCTTACTACCTTCACCTATACGTGTAAGAAGCATCTTCATTTGATTTGGTGTTGAGTTCTGCATTTCATCTGCTATAATGAATGAATCTTTGAATGTTCGTCCTCTCATGTACGCCAATGGGCATATTTCAATAATCTTCTCTTTGATCATATATTGAATATCACCTTGACTGTAGAATTCACTAAAAACATCCATGATGGGTCTGGTCCATGGATCCATTTTCTCTTCTAGAGTTCCGGGGAGGTAGCCTATATCTTCTTCAACAGACACAACTGGTCGGGTTAAAATGATTTTCTTATATGTTTTGTCGTTATAACCAGATATAGCTGCATAACACGCTAACATAGTTTTACCCGTACCTGCTGGTCCTACTGCGAATACCATGGGTTTATTCATACTGTAGAGTACTCGATTGTAGTCTTTTTGGTGGTCATTTTTTGGTACTACAGTTGGATGTGGAATCTGCTCAATCCCCTCCATCTCTCCATCTACGTAATAGTCGTGTTCGTCGTATGATGACGAGAGTGAAAATTTTAAATTGTTGCGACTTCTTTTACCCCCCATACTTTTTACACAGAAGTTTTATTTACCCACCATATAAAACCACCTAATATTGAAACCAAAACGGCGACTAAAAGACCAAATGAAAACTTTTTAGGGTTTTCGTCTGGTGGTTTATCAGGAAGTCTTTCAACATTCTGATTAAGTCTGTCGATCTTGTTCAAGAGTTTTTCCATCGCCATTAAAATTTGAAGTTCGCGGTCTTTTGGTTTTTCCTTTACATTAACCGTAGTAATCTCAAGAATCATATACCATTTAGCATCTGGTTGAAGAGTTACGTAGTCACCATCATCTTGTTGTTCATTAATTGTGAAATTCAGTTTCTTAATCGATATGGGATTAAAGTAATTTGTGTGTTGATTAAATCGACGCCATTGTTTGTCACGTAAAATTGCATTATTACTTCCTGAAAAATGTCTTTCGAGGGGCACTCTAGCAAGTATTTGTCCTTGTCTTTCATCAAGAATTTGAGCAACTTTGGGAACTTCTGGGCATATGATATCAACGTATTTTGCTATGTTTGTACTCCCACTTGCACCACTATCACCTATTTGTGTGATATAGAAATCAGCAATTTTAATACCCAGTACCCTACTCATATCCTCGACGTGTGTATTAGACTCCAAAGTGAGATCGAGTGCGAATGTATTGTTCGTGCCATTCACAAATTCAGAATCTAACACGATATACTGAACTTTTTTAGGTACGTCATCCAGTGACATTTCTAATATCACTAGAGATTATATTATGCCGATTTCTATGGCAACGAAGGCGATAGCGTTTACTGGTACTCTTGCTGTGGTGACGGTTATAGATAGTATTCGAGTTTTTAACGAGTATAAAAAAATAGATACTAAAGTTAATAAAAAATGATCTCAACCAACTGGGTTCACGCTATCTGCAGGACGATGATTTCTATGGGTCCCGAATATACCACTAATGTTCTCAAGTGGGTCAAGAGCGCCGTTTGGGATGCCCCTTATCGTGTATGGCTTGATATTGAACTTCAGAAGATCGCCTATGATCGCGAAGATTGGAAGAATGATCAGCTCTACCCAAGTGATGATGAGACACCTAAGTCGGACTAAAATATCTAAAAAATTAACAATGAGCGAATACATCATCCCCATCAACGGCCTTTTTGCCCACTCCTTATATCCTCTCGGCATCCCTGGATTGGCCACTGACGAATTGAGAATTGCTTTTCTTCAAGCTACTGAACCACTTTGTCCAGACGTTCAACGGAAGATTTGGGAGGAAGTTCTTTACTGTACCACGCCAATTGAACCACCTCCTGCACCCCAAAAATGCCGTTCGGTTTCATACAATCGATCGTCGATCTCATTACCCCGAAACCTATTCGAAATGAAAGATCTTTGAGTGATCGAATTTTAACTCAAGATATAATCGAGACGGTTAATGATTGTGGTGAAAAGCGCTACATTCAAATTGAAACCGAGAGAAATCAAAAAAGAGAAAGAGAAACCGATTTAAATATTCTCCTTACGAAGTGTAAAAGGTTACTATCCTTCGTAGAGACAACAAAAAATGAATCGATCTTTAAAAAATTGGTGGCTTTCACTGAAAAAGTAAGACAAGCCTTATATCTTGGTGATGACATTCGAGATTTGTTTCATGAGTTTGAACAAATTGAAAATATTACAAAAAAAAGTTCCAAGTCGTTTAAAAACCTAAGTGATGTAATGATGATGGGATAATCAAGTAAAACATGGACCTCTTTCATAAAATAATGGAGCTTGTTGACAAGAACTCGGATAAGATTCCCGAGGGAGACTATCTGGAGTTGTGTGACACTATACATGAACTGCGACGACAAGTGAAACCACCTTCATTTCTTCTCGACCAAAATCAACCACTCATGTATGCACCCATGTCAGATGGACAGCCGCCCGAATGGATTGAGGATCCATTACCATCTGATCCTGATACTGCTGCTCAGCGATCACGTGAACAACTTCAACAACGGTGGAGAGAACTTGAGGAAGAGGTTATGTATCCTGGATTGAACCAATTCCTGCAAGAATTGCATGAGGAGTGGTCAGCGACCGATACTATGAGTCCTGTAGAGCCGGGTGCGTATTACCCTCCACCGAGACAGGGAATGCATCAACACGTGGAGGATGGTACCACAGTTGCTGAAGTTTCTATGATGGATATCGACTAACGCCTAGGTCTCACACGTAAACTATTGAGATCTCGCCAAGCATCTCGAATCACCCGTGGTGGTGCTGAGGGATCAACTGTAGCTGTAGTTTCTAGTTGACCTGTTAGCTCTTTTAATTTCATATGTAAATGTTTGAGTTCGTTTGATATCTCCACGTACGCCCATTCTGTTTTTGTTGGGAACATTTCATCATTCTCCATGATCTCCATGATGTTTCTTAGATGTTCCATACCTAAGTGAAGCCTAGAATTTATATTTTTCAATAAAAAACAATCAACCAACATGGAAGACTTACGTAACCTCATGGCATGCATCGACGAAATATCCAGTCAGATCCCTGACGGAATGTATCTGAAGATGGCTGACCAAATGAAACGCGTTCATGAACACATGAATGGCAACAAGAGCATCCACGATGACACCTTCTACTACAGTGACGATGATTCTGTCCTTGATAGTGATGATGACTCGGACAGTGACTTCACCCCGAATCCCGATCGAACACGTCTCTCTGATATTGCACTTCTCAGAGACCAGCTTCTGGATCGTGTGAAGAAGATGCACGAGGAGTACAAGGTTCTCATGAAGTGTGAAAAGGAAGCGAGGCGTACTTGGACCCCCATCAAGCGTATGACTGCGTTTCGAAAGACTCAGGCTATCAAGCTGTGGTGTGAAAATAACGTCAGATGGGCTCCTGGTGGTGAGGCTGGGGAACTCGTTGGTTACCTAAGCACCGCCGCCGTGAATGGACCGACAAGCGGCTGGACCTGGAAAAACCTGATGGAAAACGGTCTTCGGACAATTGTGTTGAAAATTGGAACCGATGAGGAGATTATCCGTGCTCAACGTGGATTCGTCTACTACGATGAACTTTCACTCAAAACAATCCAAAAGCTTCCCGCCTTTGAGAAGAAGATTTACGATGACTACAAGGAAGAATGCCAAAGGAAATGGTATGTCGCCCTCCAAAACGCTAAGTTAAAGGTGGTTGAGTCGAAGGCAAAGATGGCCGGGTTTGAGATGTTTTGTGTGGATAGGGAGAGCGAGTTGAGGCTAGCTGATGCTCCCGTCTATCACCGTGATTACTGGGAGTCCGCGACAAACGAGTTTTGGGTGGGTGAGAATGGACGAATGGTGGACAACGGGTTTGTGGCACGGGTCGAACGACGCCGTTAAAGAATTTAGCCGTGTAATATAGTAATGAATGTACTTCAAAATGTAATGCAAATAATAGACAGTATATCTGATAAAATCCCTGAGAACGTCTACCTATCCCTCTGCAACGAATTAAAGAAACTCTACGCTTTCATCCCCGATAAAATCAGACCAGCCCTCTCTAGAACAAACAGTGCCGCCAACGTACCCGCATCATCACCTGCGAATGGGTATTGGTTTAGGTGATAATGAATATAAAGTTAAATACCATTTAGTATCCAAATGCTGGCTATTCGTCCTACGATCACCGTGCCAAAACATGTAAATCGTTTCAAGAAAACTCTAAAAACACACGCAAAGGCTGTGGATCCTTACCGTGATACATCTCTTCGATACATGGGATACGCAAATGAAGTTGGTGAGGCTTTTACAGTGTTTATTCCGGAATGGGGTGTTCCCGCATCATACTGTGTGGCTGCGTCGTATGTCATGTTTGATACAATTGACAAGGGTCAAAAGGCATACGAGACCGCAGACGAAGAAACTAAGATTCAAGATGCACTCAAAGTATCGGCTGAAACTATGACTTGGCAGATGCTCGCATCGGTCTTTTGGCCGGGGTCTATTATTCGTGTAATTGTAAACATGTCCGATAACATGATAGCTAATAAACTTACCGAAAATGAGCAGTTTGCTCACGTGTTGGCCACACTTTTTGGACTTATGGCTATTCCCATGATCATTAAACCTATTGATACTACGGTTGATAAGGTGATGGAAACCTCGATTTCCAAAGTTATTCACGGAAAGATTAAAACACCCGAAGATGCGAGTGCAGCCTTCATGACATCGATGGGTTCTTTTTCTGTTCCACCTATCATGTATTCTCTGGCTTCTTACATCAAGTCGGTTTAAGTACCTAAGTCATCAGAAATCTTTGTATTTTCCAACCAACAAACAACAAACAACAAACAAGAATGAACTTTGAAATCCAAGCTCTCGGCGGCAAGCTCATCGGATCCCGCTCCGCCATGAAAACTTTGGATCGTCTCACGACCCTGCTCCCGAACGCTAAAATCAACTTTGAGGTCCTCCCTCCCCCTGAGACCAAGAAGGCTGAGTTTGGCAGCATGCCCGACTTTCGCGATCCGGTCTCTGACGAGGATGATGATGACATCATGCATGACCCCGACATCCAAGAGATGGTCGAAAACGGAGAACACACCTGTCACATGTTTGACGCTCATTGCCAAGCATGTGAAGATGACGAGGAGGACGAGGAGGACGAGGAGGACGAGGATGACATCACCCTCGCGGATCTTAAGGAACAGCTCGAGGATAACATGACCCTCGCAGAGATCCAAAAGGAACTCGTTAAGGTGGAAGCTACAAAGAAGAGGCTCGAGACCATCCGTCTCAAGAAGGAAAAAAAAGAAGAGGAAGAGCTCCACTTCGAATCCGAGGCCGAGTACCTGCGCTGGGATGCCTTGAGGCCGTTCGGAAAGGCCGATTTCGAGTTGGGCGGCGTTGACCACGTGCCTAATTTTTAGAAAAAGCGCCTAAGTGAATGTAATAAACACAATAAGTATCAAAAAAAAACTAAACAGCACGTACAACGTCGTCAATTGAACATGCAACTGGATATCAGCCGCAAGATTATGGAAATTCTTGACGACAATGCTCAACAAGTTCCAGAAGGTTTCTATTTGGAGGTGTGCAACCAATTAAAAAAATTACACGGGGCGGCGTCCGGTGTGTCCGGTGTGCCCCAAGATGAACTTGTAAGGAGGGAGTTGGCGGTGAGGAGGTCGAGAAACAGGTTGGAGAGACAGGCCGCGGAGTTGAACACCTTGAAGGAGCAAGTTAACAAATCCGTCCGAGATTACAACAAATGTATGGAGAAATTCAAGGAGAAGAAGAGAAAGTTGGAAGATCGTCTCCAAGTGAGGGATGATATCTTGAAAGGTCGTGAAAAACTTATGGATGATTTCGAAGATAACATCACCCTCGCTCAACTCCAGAGGCAGTTAATCCTCTCCGAGTAGGTCAATTTCTTTTTCGTATGTGTGGGACATGAGTATAGATTTTAAGTCTCTAGAAAATGTAATGTATTTTTTTGGTATATCACCCCACAGGCGTTCGTTCGATACAAATGCGTCGAGGGCTCCGTCTTGTAGAAGTGGTTCTAGGAGTAGCCAGTTTGGTTCGGTGTACCTAATTTTGCTACATCCTCTCGCAAACTTTCGTGCGTAGATGTACCACCCAGCGATACTTCTGTATGTGTGTATAGGACGTTTACCCTGGTCCAGACATACTCGAAGTGATGGCAAAATAAAAGTGTGAAACTTTGTGAATCCATCCATACAGATACGTTCAAGTTCGTCATGATTCGCAGCGGAAGACAGTCTTTCTTCAATTATTTCAGCGTATTCATCAATATCAAAAGGGAGCTCCATTTCGATTGAAGGAATGATCTCTTCTTTTTGAAGTTGTTTGAAATGATTGCGATGTGCCTTATCATTCATGACTTGGTCGAATGTGTCATACCCAGATAGAACACCAATATACGCCAGTGAAGTGTGTCCACCGTTGAGAATACGAATTTTGGTCTCTTCATAAGGTTCAAGGTTATTTGTTATAGTCACTCCAACCTCTGCCAAATCTGGAAAGTCTGAGGCGAATTTATCTTCTATAACCCATTGTGTGTATTCTTCACATTGTATGGCATTATAACCAAAATCTGGGTAAAGTTCTTCAACTTCTTCGCGAAGAACGTGTGTTGTACGTGGTGTAATTCTATCGACCATACACGATGGAAAATATACATTTTCTCTTACCCAATCTGCGAGTTCATACTGATTGGTTTGATAGAGATAGGCTAAAAATTGTGTTTCGAGAACGATACCATTTTGGCGGATATTATCACAACACATGATTGTGATTGGTGTCTTTCGGTTTCTAAGACCACACGCGAGGTATTCAAAGAGGGGGGACCCCGGTGCATACCCACTTTCTGTGACGGTTATGGTCACCAAATGAACACTTGGGAGTGCAAGCATATGCTTTGCTATCGTCCTATTTTTGGTCCAATCTATGTAGTCAAGGTGAGACCTAACTAGACGATAGGATGTAGGAGTTTTAAGAACATAGTCTTCAATTTCACGAAACCCCTCATTTCTTAGATTGACAGCTACGATACCCCAACGAAGATCACCAGTTTTCTCCATGTAGTCGTCTATATAGACAGCCTGGTGAGATCGATGAAACGCCCCATAACCTATATGAACTATACCAGTTTGACAATCAGACTTATCATACGTGGTTTTGTACATTCTTTTCATTACAAAAGATAATTTTAAGCCACTTAGAAAAATCACCTCAAAATACAATAAGATGACAGAACTTTTACGTGTCATGCAAATTATAGACCAATATTCAAATGTAATACCAGAAGGTGAATATTTAGAAGCTTGTAATATTTTGAAGAAATCATATGAAGAGAGAAATGATCCAGTGTATCTTTTTGATTATGACAACTTTCGAATACCCCCAGTTACTCCGGAGAATACATTTCATTATTTTCACGACTATTACTTTGATAAAGCTGTGAGAATGGATAGTGATTTTATAAATGGATCAGTTCGTTATTTGGAGGATGAACTTGACATGAGTCAACCACTCAAAAATATAACAAAAGCGGTCAAAGAAACTGTTCGACAACATTGTTGTGCGATTCAAGGTGATATAACTGGTAGTCTCACCCTTGAAGATATGAGTATAGGTGTTGTAGAATTTAGAAATTTGTGTAAAACATATTTACACATTGAAAATGATTTTAGAGAAAGATATAGAAATTCGATTGTAGAAAAAATTAGATGGTTTGAAAGATCGGAAGAACATGTGGAATCTTTATAAAAAAATATTTATTTAATATAGATAATGTCACAAGGAGTCGTTTTGATGATCATGAGTGTATGCTCGGTTGTGACATCAGCCGGTCTTGGTTATTTATCGTCAACCGACCAATTGGAAATACCAGAACCGATAAAGGATTCTTTATTCGGACCAGGTGAGACGGACGAGTCAGATGAGTCGGGTGAGTCGGAAACTCCACAAGAAGATGCATACGAACGAGAAATGGAAAAAATCGTAACGGATATGACAGATGAAAGAAAGGATACTTCAGCAAAACAACAAAAGCTAGCAGTAGCCCTAAAAGCTCTCGAAAGAGCCAAATTTAACGCGAGTAATGTGGGGAATGCTTTCAAGACAGTAAGCGAAGCGAGTAAGAAACTAGCTGAGGCAAAGGCGCAGATACTCGTGTATGAGGGGTTAGCGAATACATCTACGGATGAGGATGAGAAGGCTATATGGAAACAGGCTGTCGACCAGACTCAAAAGAAAATTGATTTTTTCCAGACTACATACGACGAGGCTAAAAAGGGTGCTGATGAAGCTGCTGCAGCTTTGAGAGAAAAGGCTGCGGCGGAACAAGAAGCGGCCAAGGAAAGAGCAAGACTCGCCGAACAACGAAGGGTAGAAGCTGCTGCGGCAGCAGAAGCTCAGCGAAAAGCTCAGGAACTTAATACTCTTAAAGAGGGGTGTAAGAACGTAACATGGGAGAATGTCTACGTTGGTGGCAGACCCGGACAGGACCTATCATTTTGGGACAAGACTTCTATTATAACTGGTGGTACTACAATTACGAAAGGTAATAAGAAAATTACAACCGAACGTCCATATCCCAAGAAAACTACAGTACAAGAAAATCAAATGTCGGGGAGAGATAGTCGTGGCCGTCCTACATACACTTGGAGGAACAAGGTTTCTTATGATGGGTATATCGGAATAAAAGGTAAAGAAGTCGGTTGGGTTGCCATGAATAAAATGCCGAGTAGTCGACAACCCAGTTCATGTAAAGATAGTAGACCCGTGAAAAGAAATTGTGCATATGAACCAGGTGATTTCAACAAGTTGCATACATTTTCCGATTCATCACTTAAATTTGTAATTGTCGATAATCACATGGGAGTTATGCAGGCCCAAACTGGTAAATTTTACAGTATACCAGATAAGAAGGTAATGGATAATCCTTTAACGAGTGATTGCAAAACAAAGCTCGATTATAAGTAAAAACACCTAAGTAAAGACTTAATATCTTAAAAATTAAGTAAAAATGGACAACCTAAAAAGTTTGATGCGATGTCTGGACGACATTTCCAATATGATCCCTGAGGGCACCTACTTGGAAATGTGTGATGATTTGAAACAGGTACATGAAATTATACCAAAAGATGATGACCCCCCTCTATTGGATACCCGGCGACCTCCACCCGTGAATGTCCCATTCCAAGTGGTTCAACCTGGTATGGCTGTTCATTTAATTGCTAATATCAGTGAGAGTGAAAGTGAGGATGAGGACAGTACATTTTTCAGACCACAATGGTATGATGAATGGGTGCAAAATGAAGAAATTCTACAAAGACTGCACACTGATTATAACATCGCTAAGAAAAGTTTAAAAAAACTAAATTACATTCAAAACATCACAAAAAAGGTAAGGGAAGATGCTATCCGAGATTATTGTGATGGTGACATAGAATGTGTTGGTGGGGGTGAATGGACGTTTGATAATCTTAATGCTGCTACAACATGGAGTAGTGAAGAAGAAGAAAAGGAGTGCACCAGTAAGGCATACGAACGCACACTTTACCAGAATTATAAAACGAGATTCAATCGTGGCTGTGAGAGATTACGCACAGACGCGTATGATATGAAGAGGCAACTGGAGATTGAGATTTCTGAAGTGAGAGATCGGCAGAACTACTTGAGAGTGCATTACAACTTGTAAGTTTGGGTACACCACCATTTGTTGCCACCTGTATATTCAAAGATTATGTGGATAAGTGCACCAGCGATGACGTATTCAGTTAAATGTGGGAGGCCGGTGCCAACCTTGGCAAGGGCTGTGATAATAGCGAGGTTCATTAGACCTATAACGATAGCTTCCATGAGAACAGTAGTGACTGGTCTTTCCATTTAATATAATCCAAGAAAATATTTTATATGAATTCCCAAAAAAACCACATCCCCCACCTAAGTTCCCCCGAACCCCCCAAAAACCAAACCAAAACATGCAAGAATACACCGAGATTCTCGCCGTTCTTCAGGAGCTCCGCAAGGAGGTCGAGCAACTGAAGAGTGTGCACCGCCCCCGTGTCTCCAAACCCCCCCGAATTCCCTGCAAGGGCGTGACCGGCAAGGGTACTCCTTGTCGCAACAGTTCCCAACCTGGCCACGAATACTGCAGGATGCACGGGGAGCGCGCGGCCCGCCCCGAAAAGCCTAAGCGCGTCAAGAAGGACCCGAAGCCCAAGAAGATCCAGCCCGAGCATACTCATGAGATTGGGCAGCCCCCCACGGAGTTCTGTCCCCTCTGCGATACTCACGGAGATGTGATGAACCCCCTCCTCCCCGAGTCATCCTTCGAGGGTGACGAGGACATCGAGGTCAGGTTAAGACGTCTTTTGGAGACAGAGAATTCAGATTGTATCACGTAGTAGGGGTCATCTAATATCTCTGAAGTGTAAAATGAAAAAGTATTTTATTTTATTTTTGAAAAACTTTAGAATTTATTTTTGAAAACAAAAGTTTTAGAAAAGGAAATAAAAGTTTTTATAAATGAGGGTCGCTCCGCTCCGGTCACGGCCGCGGACCTATACGCGCTACGAGCCAATATGGGTTGAAGATCTTAGATTGTATTTTTAGGTTATGGGTTGATGAATACTTAGCACGTTTAATGTAAGACAATCCCTTTTTAAAGTGACAAAAAACTCAGGATGACATGAGATTTGTGTCAAATTGGTAACAAAAACTAAGAAATATCGTGAAAATTGTGTAGTTAGGGGTCGCTTCGCTCCAGTTACGGCCGCAAATCCCTGTCTCATTTACCCGTCCCTCGTACTTAACCACAAGGTAGACCAATTTTAGACCAATACGAATATACCCGTGTCATGGCCTGGGTAAATCGTGTAAAAATCCAGCCCGAATTA